CTGATAAAGATTTTCCAGCTAATCCAAAATTAAGAACTTCTTGATTTCCTTCGTATAATATAGCTAATTCGGATGGACCATAAACAGGTGTTTGGACCTGTTGTCCATATGGATTTATTGGCAACTGATTGGGTGGTGAATTTATTTGTGAAGGTTCTGAAGTATTACTTCCAACATAATAACCACCTATTAACGTTCCATTATTAGGATTAATTGCGGATGCTAGTAGGTTTGTCAACCCTTGAGCTAAAGTACCTAATAATCCTCTATCATATGCGGGTCTATATCTATTATAATCTATATTATTGAATAGTGCCGACCTTTGTCCATTTCCTGTATTTGCTAAAAATATTTCGGATGGATTTCTAGTTATATTTAAAATCGGTCCTAAAAAACCACCTGTTAAATTATTAGTAACATTTAATGCCGTTGATGTTTGACTGGTCTGTAAATTACCGTTGGTGTTTTCATCAAAATAATCACCAGGTATTGGTGACACGGGCCAATAAGCACCAGCTAATCTTGTCGCAAAATCAACCGCCGCTAATATAGGATTTTCAGGTACGGTAATTCTCCAATTTCTGTAAACTAAAGGTTGTTGACCTGTTATTAATAAACTAGCCTCGAATGGGTCCTGTAAACTAGCTAAGTTGACAGCCCCTACCGTGTTTTGATAAATCTCAAAATTAATTCTCTCAATAAAAAGTTCCTTTAATGTTTGAGCACCTAAACGAGCGATAAATGAATCTTGTGATAATGGTCCGTCTGAACCAACCGGATTTGTAGATGTTAATATCTCATACGGACTATAAAATGATGGAACAAATGTTGGTGGGTCCCAATAAGGCGAAAAATATTTATTTAAGTTAGGTAAATCGTCAACCTCATATAAAAATTTGAATCCTCCATCGGGTATAAAGCTGTTTTGATTTGCAGGACCTGTAACTAATTCATTTAACCAATAATTACTCAACCCGACTAAGGGGCTATCAATTAATGGATAGTACGGTTGAGCGGTTGGTTTTACTGGAACAAGAGGTCCATTATAGTTGATGTTGAAATCAAATCCACCCGATGGTCCAAATTCATTAAGAGGATATAATTGATTTGCAAATGGATTTTTTGCAATCAATTTATCAGGTGAATCAATTACTGAAAAATCAGATTGATTATACTCATAAGTTATATCGCCAGACGGTGGAGTATAAACACCTGTAACAGAATAAGGTTGTAAATTTCTTACAATAAGTGATTTACGAAAAGATTCACTAGATGCAAATGATAAAGTGCTCTCTGACATTATAACATTTTATATATAAATACAATAAAAGGTTTTTTTTAATGTGCTGGTTTTAACTTAAGGTCGGGATATTTTTCCTCAACAATTTTAACTATTTCTTGTTTAATTTGTTCGGTTCTTAATGCGTCTGAAACTTCTTGAACTGACATTCCAGGTGGAACATCTAATTTTATATTTACATCCACAGTTGAATTATTGTTAATAGTTTGTGTATTGGTTTGTGGGGTAGTTTTTGTTGACTGTGTTTCATTACCTTGATATTCCGCAATTTTTGCTTTTATGTCAACTCCACTAACTTCTTTTATGTATCCAGAAAGTTCATCAACTAACGTATTTACAACACCGGCAAATATATTATCAGACTCTTCTAATTTTTTTCCTTGTTCGGCCAAATTTTGAGCCAAACTTTTCATTTGTTCACCTAATAAACCTCCGGCATCTTCACCCATTTCCATGAATTTTCCTCCAACATCAACATCTTTACCTGACAAAACATCTTTCATTAAATTCGTCATCTCTTTAGGGTCCGCAATGTTAAACAACTCACGAATACTTTTTGCCGACATAACATCTCTATCGGTTACAACATCTGTCATATTTGTATAACCTTCTTTTATCGCCTCAGTAACTTCCTCACCTATTTTAGATGTCGCCAACGCTCTTGAGGTTCTCCCGGCCATTTTTGCTAAGCTCGCTTCCATACTTTGTTGGAGGTTCAACTGTTCCTTAGCCAAATCTTCCATTGTTTTAGGTTTGGCAGCCTCTAATATTTTGTTAATTTCTTCCTGACTATCTGTTCTAGCAAGTAACTCTTGTAAGTTTTGTTCTGTACCATCAATTGATATTACATATTGACCATCCTTCATTTCGGACAAATTTGCAACCATTTTTTGTTGCTCTTCGGTCATAAACTCAGGAAATCTTATTTTAGACAACTTATTTTCTAATTCTGCGGAACCTAAAGCCATTTTTGTTAACTCTCCATACGCAATTCCAGTGGCTTGTTCTAATTCTCTCATTCTAAGTTTTCCCTCAGGAGCAATCTCAAATTGTCCGGCTTCATTCATAGTTACAAATTGTTGAGTCATTTGTACTAACTGATTTTGAAGTTCTGTTGGGTCATTAATAGATAAATCCATTAATCTTAGTGGGTCCAACAATTCAGACTGAGTAACCCCAAGTCTTTGGAGTGCCGCTGACATTTCAATCGCCTTTTCGGGCTTATATAAATCATTTGAAAAATTAAGAGTAGTTGCCATATCAATTCTTAAACTAGTTGCTTGGGCTGCCATTTTAGCCAATCCGTCAACACCCCCTTGAAAATTGTACTTGTTCATTGATTCCATATTACTCATCGCCTGCTCACTAACCTTCTCAACACTAAGACCTTGTTGTCTAGCGGTGTCAACAATTTTTTGCATTCCGGAGGCAACACCATAAGCGGATGTCCCAATATTTTTAAAACTAGTAAACAGTTTTCCAGCTTCTTGTCCAGTTACTTGTGTTGTTGCAAAAATGTCGTCGTATGATTCTGATGTTAGCATAACCGACCTACCTAAACTATTAGTTAAGTCAGTTTGTATTTTTGCAACATCAACAAATTTACCTCCCAAAGCCTCAACTGAAGTCGCAGCGTCGACCAACGCAATTTTAATACCCGCAATATTTTCTCTACCTTGTCCAAAAGTTTTAGCCACTTTAGTGGCGTCAGCGTCAATTTCTTGAACTGTGTTAACAAGATTTCTTAATCCTGGGTAAAAGTTGCCAAAAAAGGCTTCCATACTTTTACTACCCAATTTACTTACGTAATCATAAAAATCACTCGCTGCCTCCTGATTTGAGCCTCCTGGTGTTGGTTGATACATCATTATTATCCTTTTAAAATAAATACTTTGTTTTAGGTTTTAGGAGTATTCATCTCAATAACCTTATCTATCAGATATTTTCTGAAATAAGTCGGCATTGATGTAAAATCAAAGTAAGATGTACTAAGATTCTTAGATAATATAATGTATTCGTTCGCTAAAGAAATTTTATGTTTAGAAGAAAGGCCGAAAAAATTCTACCCCAAAGACGATGTCAACATCTATCTTATCTCCTGATGGGGTAATTACTGTTTTATTTAAATCTAACGACGGAATATTTTCTTTTATAAAGTTTTTAATGTATTTGGAGTCACCTATTGGTAATTTATCTATAAAAAGAGAAATTTGACTTGTATCTGAGTTACCGTCAACTTCCATAATTTGTCTTTGTAATCTCATAGTCACTCTAGGTGCAACCCTTCCTTTGGGGTAATTTTCTAATAATTTATCTATTTCAAACAATTCACCAAAAGATAAGGGTCTTAGTTTTACAGAACTGCCGCTAACCGGTAATTTCGTGGTAAAAGTACCATCTTCACTTGGTAAAATTTTCCCCTTTTTGATGTTAATTTCGTCCAATATTAGTGTTTCCTCAAACTCTTTTTTACTTTTTGGGTCTTCTAATTTGACTATATACTCAGGACCAAACGAGGTATTTCTCAAGAATAAAAGTATTGCCTGAATATCTTCTTCTAAGAGTTCCTCAGGTCTTAAGTCGTGCTCGTAAATTTTGTTCCTTAACAATGTCATAACTATATTGTCCCTAGTACCCAATCCTGACATTAGATAGTTCTCATCGTTAGCCGTTAAATAACCAACTTTAATACTTTTCTTTTTTGATTTGTAAAACACTCCACCAGTTGGTAGAACCACCACGTCATGTGGTAAATTAAAATTTTCAGTCGCAGCCTTTATTAATGATTCATCCATAATACTATTCCTTTAAATTGTCTTTTTGTTGATTTTCTTCGGGTTTTTTCTTATTATTATGTCTATTCAAAAACTCTTCCTCGGTTTCGAAGACTTTACCACAAGTATTACATGTAAATCCTGTATTGTTTTCCATAATAAAAAAAAATCCCATATTAATAATATGGGATTTATATAATATTGTAAAGTATTAAATTAGTAAACCAAGATACAACGGTCCATTCTCATTTTAGCCGTAACTGTTGCTAACTTATCATCAGAATAACTTAAAGAATTAAAGTTAACATCGTTTAAGAATGTTCCTTCTAAAATCCATTTTTCTACTACAACACCTGTAGGGTCCAACATTTCAAGGTCAACATTCTTTTTATAACCCGCAGCATAACCCATACGACCTGTAACAGATTCCGCACATAAACGAACCCATTCCATAAGTGCCTGTGAAGCCGAAGGTCCAATTGGGTCTCTAAATACCACACTTATTTCTCCCCACGTAAAACGACCAGCAACATAAGTTGAGGTATTTAAGAATGGAATCTCAGTACTAACAATCGTAATATGAGGTCGAGCGGCAGATTCAACGAACCACTCGTTTATACCTAATGTAGAAGGAAAACGTAAAATAAATCGGTTATTCCTTTTGGGTTCATAAGGTATGGGCATTTTCATTAATAAATCAGCCATTGTATTTTTGTTTTAAATTTTTTATTCTTTTTATTTATAAATATCTAATAATAATTTTTTTCTATTTACTTTTGGGTTTTTTCAAATAACTTCTAGTTATAAATCACTAGTAAATAATTAATAAGGTTTTTTTACTCCTCCTGCAGTTGAAATTGTTTTAATTATATTATCTGGTTCATTTTCAAAATGACTTTTAACTTTTTCCAAATTCATTAGGTCATCATCAGAAAATCCAATTGTAGGTACAAAATTATTTGATATTCTATTCTTTAAATATGCCTTTTTCTCTATGTGTTTAGAGATTCTTTTAACATATCCCACAAATTCATTTAAAGCTTTAATTTTTCCTTCTTCGGGACTAACCGCACTACCTTTACCATAAGTCACAGGGTAAAATCGACACATATCTAAGTATTCTCTTATCATTTCTTTTTTTGATGATTTACCAATACCTTCTATGTCTCTAAATTTTTCTAAGTTTTTTAAAAGTTCATTAGAATCAATTCCCATATGGTTTGAAATTATCATGTTGTAGACTGACTCTTTCATAACTTCAGGAGTGTGTCCTCTAGCAGTCACAATTGAAAAAATTGAACCGTTATTAATTGCCTCCACAAAATCAGACCAAGCGGGTCCTGGTTTCCCTAATAGAGAATCAATTATAAACTGTTTATCACCCTCCACACTGAAGTATCTAAATGGATTTTCAGCAAACCCCACAATATTGTGACCATCATATTCAAATGGTTCTTTACCTATTTTCATTCGATATTCGGCAAAATCTTCGGTAGACATACCAACTTCATCATCCTTTTCATCTTTAAGAATTATTTTAGTTGGCATTATTAAAATATTATCATCCCAATCAAATGCGTAATACTTCATGTCGGGAGTTCCGGTTTCTGTGATTCCTTCGTTAATTGATTTTACTCTCATACTATTAAATAAATATAAAGACAGGCCGACTTTTGCCGACCTGTCTTATATTATTGATTAGATATTTTCAAACGACGCACCTGTTGGGGTTATATAGAATGTAATATCGATAAATTCAAGTGACCTAGTTGGTTTAATATAAATCTTACCTGTCATTTGGTTTCTATCTAAGTCAGCAGTATCTGAAGAAACTGTTACACGGAAATCGTATAATCCTCTGTCTCTTCTGATAGCATCTAAGATTGGGTTAACCGCATCCAAGAAATCTTGTCTGACTTTTTGGTCATTTTGTTCAAACAACAATCTAACAGAAACTGCCGAAATCAACTTACGAGCTTGTAATAGTAATCGTCTAACATTAATTCTGTCAAGAGCCGACTGTCTAATCTGTAGAGTTTTATTACCCCAAATTACAGTTCCTACATCAGAAAAGGTTGCAATTGGGTTAATTCTACCTTGATAAAGAGTATCTCTGTCTTCTTGAGTTAGCTTCTTACGAGCCTTAATCGCATTTACTATACCACGAGTGTAACCAGCAGCTGCGAACCATGGGAACGCAATGTTATCAGTCAACGCTAAGTTTTTAGTAACCTCGGCGGTTGCAGGAATGTAAATTTGAGTGTTATTAACTGTGTCTCTAGTTAATACCCAAGGATAATAAGTACATGTGTAGTTAGAATCCAAACCAGCGGTTTCCAAATTGTCTACCGCTTCCTGTGGGTAAATTAATTCAGTTGGTTCACCTGCAGTTGGTGAGAACATGTTATAGTCAGGAGTAGTTGTAATGTACAACGAATCTGCTCTATCAAATTCTACCATTTCTACAGCCGCCTCAACCAAATTAGAATTATTAACATAGTCAATACCAGGTGTAACAAACACATTTATATTAACAGCTTCAGGATTTGAGAATGTTCTTTGTCCTAACAAATAAGCGTAATAGTCTGTGTTACCATAGTCCATAGTATTATCACCAACTGATATCTGTTTGAATGCTCCCCATCCTGTTGCGTTTGGATATCTTGTATCGGGACAAGCCCCTCTTAAATATCCACTCTTTCCTAACACAAATCTGTCAGAATTAGTTCTGTATTCTCTGTATATATCCCATCCATCAAAACCACCCTGGCACAACAATGAGAATTTACGAGCGTATATTCTGTAGTATGGATTTGTTTCATTATCAGGGTCACTAGTGAATGATGCAGACCCAACATAGAATGCTGGTGCACCTGAGGTTGTATATCCGTTTCCAATAGTTATAGCACTTGCGTTTATATCCATGTGGAAACCTCTTGTTCTATATGCCCAATCATCACCTGTAGTATCAGTACAAATATTTAATGGTGTTTGTTTACCTTTATATTGGTAAAAATCAACATCGATACCTATAGTATCTGATACACCTAAATAAGTTCTACGAACATTGTCACCAGGAGATGTAATCGCATCATTACCACCTGTGGCCAAACCAAATGGTGGGTCATAAACTACTTCTCCAGGGAAATCATATTTTGTTTTATAAATTGGGAACGGAGGTCTAGCACCGGCATACTCTCTCATATTGTAACCTAAGAATCCACAAGGTAA